TATTTGCATCTTCTGTTGCTTCAGCATCTACGAATACTTCGATTGAATCTGTATCTGCGTTTTCGTTTGTAAGAATAACTCGTAGAATACCGTCATCACCAATAAAATAACCTTCTCTTTCAAATGATGATAACATTTCACCTTCAAAGATTTCTACATTTTCCGCAACAAATGTTCCAACGTCAGTTTTACGAGCAACATATGTTTTATCGTTTACAAAGTTAAATTGTTGTCCTTGGAATGAAGTAGTGAAATCAGAATATGCAGGAATTGTAACTGTTTGACCCACAATAGTTGTATCAACAATAGTAACTGTAACTAATGCTCTGGCTGATCGTCGTGATCTTGGTAGATAATTAAGTTCTTTTGCATGAGACATCACTGAGTTTTTTAACACTGCTGAATCTAAGAACATTTCATTAACTGCCATATTTGTATAGAAGTTATTTTGGTATGTGTTATAAGCCAAGACATCCAAGAACACTGACATGTTCGAACCTTCAAAGTTATAATCCTTGAACTGCGTCTGGCCTTTCAGATAGTTTTTAAATTGGGCTTTGATTGATTCAAAATCCAACTCTGAAATATTTAATTTAGCCATTTATCGTGTCCTCTCTAAGAATACATCTAGCTTAATCGGCTGCTGTACGTTTGTTATATAAAATACAATCTTGACTCGGACTGTATTATCGTCTATATTGGAAGTTGCTGTTACATCAATAAGTTCTGCTCTTGGCTCATATAATTCAATCGTGTTCCTTACTTGGTTTTGAATTAATATTAGAACTGCTGGTGTAATATTTTCGAATAATAAAGCATTAATATCGCCACCAATATTTGGCTGCATTAATCTTTCGCCACGGTCTGTAAGTATAAGATTTTTAATAGATTCTTTAACAGAATCTTCATCTTTCCAAACTGTTATATCTGAGGATACAGGACTAATCTCAAGATTCTTCTTAAAATCTTGATATAAATTAATTTTTTTAGTTTTAGCCGTAAATACGTTGGCTACCATAATTAGCTCCTGTTATCTTCTGAACGTTTGTCCCAGAATTTTGATCTGCCTACATCCAAATGTATGGCTTTATCATGTAATCCTATTCCTCTAAATCCTTCTTTTCTTGCTAAAAGCTCAAACTCTCCTAATCGTTTAGGATCAAATCCTTTCCAAGTTAAAAGAACTGCATTACCATGTGTATAAGCTGTTGATTTATCTCCACCTATTTCTTGATTATATTGAACGCTTGTAAATCCTTCTTTTAAAATCAACTTGCCATTAATTACATTTTCTTTTGTAGCTCTCTTGTGCAATCGTAAAAGCATAACCCTTAAATCTATATTAAGCATAGTCCAGCCTTCTGCAGCTGGTTTCATATCAAACACCCAATCGCCATCTACTTCTAATCTTGAATCATCACCAAATACAAGAGCGTCGAAATCAGGTAAGTCTCTATATTCAAATGCAGAAATTGGTCTAAAATTGCCTGCTAAAGTAAATGCGTCTCTTGCTTTATTTATTTGTTCTCGTCTTGCCTCTTCGGATAATCTTGCAGCTCCGCCACGTATTGCTTCACCAGTAATCCTATTAGATGCGTTTGATAATGTATTAAATACTTCGTCATATCTATTAGCAAAATCATTAAGTGGATCTTTTAAACCATTAAGCAGTCCTTCAATACCCGTTGCAAGTCCACAAAGGCGAGATATTAAAAACATAATTTCTTCTATTGATGGATTTTCAAATAACCCTACTGCGTAATTAATTAAGTTTTCAATTTTGTCTGTTATTCTCTTTGCTTCTTCTGGTCCACATACTGTTTGTAATGCTGTTTTCTTTTCTTCAGTATCTGCAACTATTTTTGCTTGAACAGGACTTGTAATTGGACCAGTAATTGCTTCAACATTAAAGTTAGATATAGATCTACAGACTTTTTGAATAGTCTTTTCGATCATCTCTTTAATTTTCTTTTTAATTGATTCAATTAATGCTTTAACTTTAATCTTCTCAAACAATGCTTTAATAGGATCTTCGATATTTTTAATCTTTTCAATAAGTGCAAATACATCCTGTAATACACCATCAATAGTATCAAGTAAATCAAAGAATCCATTAATTGCTGCAAAGATATTATTAAACAATGAACAGAATCCACCAAGAATACTTGTACTAAAATCACCGTTATAATAACCGTCAAGTTCAGATAAGAATCTTGGACCATTTGCATTTGAAGATTCAATTGCTGTTGCGGGAGTATAATTAGAACTTTCAAAGAATGATGCAACTTCTAAAGCAGTAAGAGGACCTTTTGCAATTCTAAAATTAAGAACTTCATAATCATTTCCGTTATTAGCTGCTAAAGCATCAAGTGTTGATTGTCTTTTAAAGAAGTCAGCATTTATTTTATCTACGGCTTCATAAAATGTTGTACTACCGTAAGTTTTAACCATACTACTTAAAGAATTTCCGTTAGTATCTCCTTCAATAGTACCTTCAAACTGTTTTCTGAATGTTTCTATTTGAGCAGTAGTAAACTCTCCTCTGCCATTAACTGGATTACCGATATATGGTTTTGCTTGTTTATTTAAACAACTTCTACAAAGACCTTTTCCTGGTTTACATTCGCAAGCCATTATCTTACCAACCCTCCACTGCCAATATTATCTCCACCCGATTTAACTTCATCAAGTACATTTAAGAATTGCTGTACTGAAGTAAGAGATCTATTGCCTGCTTCATCACCAGCATATTTACTCTTACCTGCGTTTGGACCTGTTACCAACGGTAATGATGCCCATTCAGATGCAAGGTTATTTGCAAATTGTTCTCTTGACATTGTACCATCAAGGAATTTACTTAAACCTCTTTGGTCAAGAAGAACAATAGCCATCTTGTCTTGATTTTCTGGACTGAATAAATCAGAAGCAGGTATACCAGCTCTTGTATATAATGGATTACCTGGCCCAGTGGTAGAATCATTATTATAACCTCGTAAAGTATCTTCCATAATTTGATAACGACCTGATGCTTCTGATAGTTGAGTTTGATCAATGCTTTCTTGCCAATCTAAAACTTCTTGTATAGTCATTTTAGTAAGAGGTTTAGCTGGATATAATGATCTTGAAACAAGTCCTGATATATCGTCATAGCCTTCTGATTCTTTATTACCAATAAAATCAAGTAGTGGCGTAGCTGCAGTTTGAGTTGCCGCAGTAATTTCAGAAAGTACTGGTTTTGCCGGGAATTGAGATCCTCTTGTTTTTGCAGAGTAACCTGAACTACCTAATGAACCCATATCATAACGAGGACCAATAGATGTCTTTTTACCAACAGGCTCTGGAGCTTCAACGCCGCCTGCTCCCCAAGCAATTTCTGGTATTGCTGATCCAGGAATAAATGGTTTTTGCATTATCGGTGGTATCGCAAATTTTGGTGTTATAACTGCAGTAGTAGCTGCTGCAAGAGATGGTCTTGGTGGAATAGGTGGTGCAAGATTAACCATACCAGAACCAACATTAACAACTGGTCCACCAACGTTTGTTTGTACTCCACCGTTAATTGCCAAATCTATTCCAGCATCAATGTCTGTATTAATACCCGACGATATAAACGAGCTTCCAACTGATTTTACGTTCCAAGTTGTTGCTAACTGATTAATTGCTAATGCGCTTACGTTCATTTCAGCAATTGCTTGAATATTAACTTGTGTATTACCGCGTAAATGTAATTTATCTGTAGCATCTACTTGAATTTTTTCTGCCTTAATTGAAATAGCACCATACTTTGGAGGGAATCCACCACCTACAAGACCTGTAGATATATTTGTTTCTTTTGCAGATTTAATAGACATTGTACCAACATTTGCGTCAAGTTTAACATCCGCTCCACGTACCTGAGCTTGTTCTGAAGCATTAATTGTTGCTTGTCCACCAACTGATAACATATAGTTACCGTGTACTTGTGTTTGTAAGTCACCTTCGACTTCTTCGATCTTATTACCTTTTACATAAACATATGAGTTGCCTAAAATAGTAACTGTACTCATACCGCCAACAACGACATGTTGTTTTCTATCCATTACATCATAATGATCGCCTTTAGTTTTTTGCGTAGTAGTACCACGATCATCGATTTGAATAAAGGAACCAGATTTATGATGGATCATAATTCTTTCTGCTCCAGGAGTATCATCTAATTCGATAGTATGAGAACCTGATTCAATAACTTTATTATGTGGATATTCAGTATCGTATGCTGCTCCTGGCTCATCCCATTGATATTCAGTACCACCAATAGGAACATTAACTGCTCTACCCATTTCTTGTTGAAGAACATATGAATCTTGAATATATTCACCACGGGATAAATCGCTATTTGATGGTTTACCTGAGTCTTCAGGACCCGAACCTTTTGATAAAAGATCTCCATCCTTTGGAGGAATCCATCCCCAGCCAAATTTCTTTGGATCAATTTCATCTATTGCTTGTGTTGGAATAAGCCCAAGTATCATTGGTTGTTGGGCATCTCTACCGTCTAAGAACATTCCATATACCCAAGAGTTAACCTTAGGAACTACGTTTGGATCATATCCACCTTGAGCAACAATAGCCCAAGGAAGCATATCTGTGGGAACCTCATCAACTGTTCCGTGTACTCCAAAGGCACGAACTCTCACTCTACCTTCTAATCGTTGGTCAACATTTCCTTCGATTACACCAATAAAAAATAGTGGATTTCTAATTCCTGCGCCGTGTTCATGCATTATATATTTACTCCAATATCGGCAGTTTCACTTTCAATTAATTCTTCTTGGCCACTATGGTCAAACTTAACAATATTAATAGTTGTATGTAAAGTACCTTCAGTCATTTTATGATTTGTTGATTTAATCATATATCTGCCTGATAATGTATCGTTCATACTAATTACAGAATCAACACCGTCCAAAGCTTTTATTTCTAACATTATAATTTGACCTGGTCGTAAATCTAATCGACCTTTTAATTGAGCCATAATGTTTGTATTATGAAGATGGTGATAATAAGAAACTCTGTTATGTACAATATCAGCAAAGCGCTGATCATGTTTAATATTAGATGGACTATCACCGTCTCCATTATAATCTTTAAATACCATAAACGTTCTTGCGTTTTCTTGTTTAAACGTATCTTTTCTAAACTTTTCGGTATGTGGATTATCTTTTATTTCTCGAGGCTTACCAGTCATATCAACATATGATGTTTTTGAGAAATCAAACATTGAATCTGTTAATCTCTTTTTAAGTAAATCAACTTGAATAACTCTATTTACATATGCTCCTGAAGTTAAATCAGTTGATGTATCAATACCTTTTGATAAAACTTGTAAATCTTCTATTCGATTAAATTGCGCCTCTACGTTTTTAGCATCTAAATCTACAACTGGCGCATAGAATAATTTTTCAATATTAAGTTTATCTTCAGCATACAAATTATTTGCTCTTTTAATAAAGAATTCGTCTGTGCAAAAATAGAAATCTTCAATTGTCTCAAAAAATCTAAATGTTTGAGAAGGTGTTGAAGGATTATATGATCTTGATGCTGCAAAGTACATTGCTTCAGATGGTTCTAAATCTGGAATAATAAGTTGCGTTTGGTTTTTTGTTTTCTGAACAAAAAGAGATCTATCGGGATCGTCTTGAGATTTGCCATCTTTAATTAAATCATAAACTTTAGTTTCATAAGGAAGTGGTATTTTAGATTTTTTTAATTTTGGGTCTACAATATCGGCTGGTCTTAATTTAGCATAGCCTTTAGTAAACATATCATGCGCCATAGCATCTGGAGTATTAAGATAAGATGTGAGAATTTTTCTGGTAGACGCGTTAAATGACTGCTTTGAAACAAAATGAATAGTATATGTTACAGCATTAGAACTTGGCCTTGGCATAATATTAGATACTCTATGCACACGAGCAGCAATGAATACTTCTGTCTTAAAATCCATTCCAACTAAAGTAAGGTTTAATGTTTCTTCGCCTCTAATGGGCATACCTTCTAATACATTAGAAGAATCAAGAATATTAATGCTCCCACTATAAGCAACGGCATCCATAGACTGATTAATCTCAAACCCATAAACATAGTTTGATGATAAATCTCGTCTAGTATTACCGTCATATGAAATAAGCTCTACTCGAGTTACTTCGACTGTTCCGGGATTAAAATCGTCCATTTACCTGTCTTTTATTTTCCGTGCAAATTCTTTTGTGATAAGTGGCAGATAACCTTTATCAATAAGGAATATTTCTTTTTTGTTTTCGTTTTCGGCCAATTCTTGATCGTAAACTTTCCATTCTTTCCACTCTTCAGGAATGATTCGTTTAATAATAATCTTACGACCTTGTTCAGTTCGTAGAATAATGCGATCTTCTTTACGCAAATAAATCGTTTGGAAAGATTCTGGCGCTAATTTTACTATGTCTACTGCCATCTTTTATACAACCTTATAGTAATAGATAATGTTATCACCATTATCGTCTTTTGTCCATTCAACAACTTCATCACCGACTTTACCAGATTCTTCTCTATACTTTTCTACTAAATACGCGTTAAAATCAGCTTCTGCCATTGGCCACTGATGATAAGGATCAATAATATTATTTGATATATTAACTAACCAAACATAGTCTGGCGAACCATAATAAGCGTTTGCAACATCTTCTGCTCTATAACCTTCTTTAACTGTGTAAGGTAAATATAGCATAGGATTAGAAGTAACAAAATTCGTAAAACTATTTCTACGAGTAATATCTTTTACCTGCACACCTTCATAATTTATTGTTGGAAATTTTGAAAAATATTTCATTATGCAGTCCTTGAATTATTTTGCGCGGGATATTGACTTGGATCAAAGTTTATTGCAACTTCTTCTTCATCCAGTACTGCGCCGTCAGTTTGTAATGATGGAGCACCATAATCTTGAGCTGTTTCAATTTGCAGTTCTTGTAGATTTAACGATATTTGAACTCCGGCTGGTCTTCCTCCTGCCATTACTGCCAATGTTCCGCCGGCAGCATAGTCAACAGTCATAGAAGTAACCATACAAGGCTTAAACTTCATATAAAATGTATCATCAACGCCAATAAGAAATATCTTACATGTACGTGGAAACTTTAAGAAAGCCTTTTTAATACCTTCAGATCCTGTACCAATATCTACTGCTTCGGGTAATACGTTTAACTTTAAGGCTTTAATAACATCTTGAATTCTTTGAGAATCTCTTGGATTATCTGGATATAGGTCCCATTGAAAAGTATGAGTTCTAAGTGATACACCTTCAAATGAAATTGTTTCTCTTGGGTTTAATGATTGACCAACCGACAGATTTACTGCTCCAGCTAAACTATCTGGAATAAATTTAGATAACATAAATCTAGTCATACTTGCTGCATCGGCTGTAGATGTTTCAGTAATACTTTTTATTAAATTATTTATTGCGCCAGTACTTCCGCTTGTGGCGGAAGCGGCCATTGCACCCATATTTTGTATTGCCTTTGGAATTTCTTTAATAGAACCTCCATCTCCTTGAGATGCTTTTATAGCAGTTTGTACCATTCCTTCAATTAAAGGATTTTGCTGCATGTTATTATATATCAAACCAGTACTATCTTGTAATTGCTTTGGAAACGGCAATTCAATAGAATTAGTACTACGTATGCCAACACCGCTTGATCTATTTTCAGCAATAAGTCCAGAACCTGTATTAGATACACTTTCACCGAACTTATCTTTGAAACCCTCGTAAGAATAATCTTCAAAGATCATAAGCATGCTATGAGGAAAAGGCTTGTCTGGAAATCTAATAAGATGAGACTGAGAGGCATTCATCCGTTCGTTGTTATCTATTGTTTTTTCTGGCCGTGTTGATTCTGCCATTTGTACTATCCTTTGGATTATAAATAATTTATTATTTCTATTTATAACTAATTGTGAGGTGTCGGTGGCTTATAGTGGACGGTTTAAACCAAAAAATCCATCTAAATATAAAGGTGACCCTACTAAGATTATTTATCGGTCTATGTGGGAGTTCAAATTTTTTCGGTATGTAGATGTACATCCTGACGTAATATGGTGGCAAAGTGAAGAAGTGATTGTACCTTATTATTCACCGATCGACGGAAAGCGTCATAGATACTTTCCAGATGTTATAGTACATAGTAAAGTACCATTATCAAAAGGTGGTGGCGAAAAGACTTTAATGATTGAGATTAAACCTAAATATCAGACAGTGCCACCTGACATAAATAAGAAGAAGACATCAACAGGTCGAGTCTCGAGAAGATATTTAAATGAGGTTAAGACTTGGGGTACTAATGAAGCAAAATGGAAAGCAGCTCGCGCATATTGTAATCAACGCGGCTGGGATTTCCAGATATATACAGAAGATCAACTAGGAATCAAATAATGGCATCAATGTTCGACGACATACTCCTTAAAGGAATACGATCTGGTAAAGCACCAGCGCGTACAGACGCAGCTAGACAGTGGTATAGAGATCAAGCCAAAGGTGTAACTCGTACAAATAGAAATAGATCCAAAGGTGATAAACTCATTAAAGAGTTAAGACAAGATAATAGCAGACGCCAAGATTCTAGGTTTATGATGGGAAATATGTACTTATTTGCATATGATCCCAAACATAAAGACACTTTACCATATTATGACCGGTTTCCGCTTATTTTTCCAATAAATAAAGCAAAGGGTGGGTTTCTTGGTATCAATATGCATTATTTGCCACCGATTTTAAGAGCAAAATTAATGGATCAATTGTATACAGTGTTAACAAATAAAGCATTCGACGAAACAACGAGACTATCTGCGTCATATAAAGTACTTAATAGTGCGGCAAAATTTAAAGAGTTTCAGCCAACTATTAAACATTATTTGAATGCACATGTAAGAACTAAACCAGCATATATCAATCCATCAGAATGGGATATTGCATTGTTCTTACCGACTCAACAGTTTGTTGGTGCTACTGCTACCCAAGTATATGCTGATTCTAGACGAATCGTAAGAGGAAGATAATGGCATTTAACATATCAGAATTTAAAACGCAATTAGATTGGTTCGGTGGTCCATCGCGCGGTTCTTTATTCGAAGTACAAATATCAAGACCAGCAAACATAAAGTCAAGAGCAAGTTCAAGAGATCTTATATTCTTTTGTAAAAACGCCTCCGTTCCAGGTATTGTATTTAATACAGTACAGAATGATCAGGTCGCTCAGTTTCGTAAATTAATGCCTTTGGGTGTTAACACTGAACCGGTTCAAGCAATCTTTATGCTTGATTCAGATCATCAAATATTATCCTTTTTCCACTCGTGGGCTCAAAATGTAGTTAATATAAGTACTGCCGCTGGCTCATTTGCAGAAGTAGATGGTAAGTTACCATTTGAAATAGGATATAAAGACAACTACGCATGTAGAGTAGTAATTAGACAATACTCTACTAATTATGAAGAATCAGGTCAGTATTACGAAGTAATATTAGATAATGCATTTCCAATGATGATTGGTGATGTTGATTTAGCGTGGGAAAATAATGATTCATTCTCAGTATTACCAGTATCTCTTCAATATGATAGAATACAATTTAGTGGTGAAAGAATTGGATCGCCTACCGCAAGATTCGGTAGAGGAAATGGTTTACTAGGATTAATACAACAGATCGGCGCCGTTGGTCAATTAATCGGAGCTGACCTTGTACCAACATCGGTGCAAGACGCAGTAAACAAATATACAAGAGTAAATAACAAAGTGCGTCGAATAAAAGACTTTTTTGGTTAATGGAGAAATAAATTATGGCTTTACCTAAAATCGAATTACCGATTTTTGAATTGGAATTACCTTCAACAGGAGAGGCAGTTAAATACAGGCCTTTTACTGTTAAGGAAGAAAAAATATTGCTAGTGGCGCAAGAATCAAATGACGCTCAGCAAGAACTAATGGCAGTTAAACAAGTTGTTAATAATTGTTTAGTTGATAAAAAAGTTGAAGAACTTGCAATGTTTGATTTAGAATATATTCTTTTAATATTAAGATCTAAATCAGTTGATAATATGATTGAATTTCAGATTACAGATCCTGAAACAGATAAAATTGTTGAGTTAAAATTAGATATTGAAAGTGTTACTTTAACTACACCAGATAATAATAGAACAGAAGTTAAGATTAACGATGAATACACATTGTATTTAAAGTATCCATCAATAGATGAATATGCTAAGATTTTAGTTATGGATACTCAAGATCCTTTAGTTAACTATGTTTTAATGGTTGCATGTATGGATAAAGTAGCCTCTGAAGATGAAGTATCGCATTTTAAAGACTACAGCGAAGAAGATATCGCAGGTTTTGTAGATAACTTAGGTGCAGATGTTATACAAGGTATTCAAGAATTTTTTGAGAATATCCCTAGGTTAAGACATGAAATGAAATATACTAATGCTGATGGAAATGAAAAGACCTTTGTCGTGGAGGGCATGCGCAGTTTTTTTATCTAGTGCTGTGTCATACCTCGCTGGGTGACTATTATCAAATCATCTTTGCAATGGCACAGCACCACAATTGGTCGTTAAATGAGATTGAAAATATGTTACCATATGAAAGAGAATTATATTTTGGAATGATCGTAGAATTTATTGCTAAGCAAAACGAAAATAATTAGGAAGAAATAAATGGCTGAGTTGTCACAAGAAACAATTGCTATAATCGATAGATTAAAAGCCGAAGGAGATCTCAATAGAAATACTGGGACTAATTCTATACGCTCGATGAATATAAAACTAGATAAATTTGATAGTTTATTCAGAAGTATTAACGCGAACGTAATAGAACAAACTTCGATGCTAAAAATGCAATTAGGTATTGCTAATGATGCTCAAGAAAGAGCTAAAACTCAAGAACAGTTTGATGAAGTTACTCCTCCCACACCTACTGCTCGCCAAACAGACGATTATAGTGATGGTAATAAAAAAGCAGATACAAATGCAGCCATTAATAAAATGGGAGATGCAATTGCAAAAACTCTTAGTCTTAAAAACTTAGCAATAGGAGCTGGCGCAGGCTTTGTAGGATACAATCTATTAAAAGGTTTCATAGATACTAAGTACGACGGCGCATTTACTGAAATGGAAGAAGGCCTTGGTGGTTTTGGTAAGGAACTTAAAAAGTTTAGTCTAGATGGTATGGATGATATTAAAACTACCATAAAAGATATGAATAAAACGCTTAAAGATCTTACAGGACCAGACGGAAGTATTACTAAATTAAACAATAACATTTCCGATTTAAGTGACAAAATGCGTGAGATTGCTGATATGACTTGGGTAGATGTTGCAGCAAAAGCAATTGGAGCTATTTCGCTTATTACTCTTGGCGCAGCATCTGTTAGATACGGTTTAAATAGAATGAGCACCGACATGGAAGCGTTTAGAAAAGCCCAAGGCGGCCGAACGTGGCTCCAAAGAATATTTAATTTAAATAAAGATGGATCAGTAAAAACTCCAGTAGGCGGTGGAAGAGGCAGTGGTCCACTTGAAGTAGAAGCAAGAAAAGCTGAAGCAGCTAGATTAAAAGCTGCAAACGCAGGTCCAAAAGTTAATACCACCAATATAAAACAGCCAACAATACCAAAGGGAGTTGGCACAAGCGGCGCAGGTTCAGTTACGCCAATAACGAGTCCAAAAGTTCCCTCAACCACACCGAAAATGGTAACCACTGCTGCAGGTACTCAGGTATCAAAACCTCAAATAAGAACTGATTCAATTGGTAAGAATGTTGGTGGAAAGGGTACAATTACTAAGAATGCCGCTGGTAGATTAGTATACAAAGATGGACCAAATGCTGGAAAATTTGTTAATGACGCAGACGCGCTTAAAGCAATGGAAAACAGCTTAGATTCAAGATATTCTAAAGTGTTTGGTAGACTTATAGCCTTATTTAAAATGGTTAAAATTGCTGCCGCTGTGTTACTTATGTATGAGATTTATACCATTTTAGAAGATGACGATACCTACCCAACTAAAGAAGATAAAATTAAAGCAATGGGTCCAATAATTGGTAACATAGTTGGTGGTTTAGGTGGAGCTGCACTTGGTGCGGCTATGGGTTCAATACCTCCTTTAACAGGCTGGGGTACACTTATTGGCGGCATTGGAGGCGGTATCTTAGGCGCGTTTATGGGTGGTTATCTTGGAGAGATTGTTGCAAAATGGGCATTTGCTGAAGATCCAAAGCCTAAGGATATTGATACATTAGACAATATTGTAGCACCTGGAGAAAATGCACCTCCAATGCCTACTGGTGGAGGCCACGGTGGTCGAGCTGCTCGTATAAGATGGGATAAAAAATATGGCAAAACACATAATAAAGACGGTACACCAAAGGTATTTAAACAAGGAACTAACCGTGGTGATAGATCAGGAGTAAATAAAACAAGAAGAACAGTTCAGCAGTTAAAAGATGCTGAGGCGGCGGCAGGCAGTTCTCAAGGTCCTGGCGGATATACACCAAACGAAATACAACTCCAAGAACAGGGGCTTATGGGCCAAGGCCGTGCTAATGTAAAATTAAATGAACAAGTAGCAATGTTAGGTGCCGCTGGTGCAATTGGTTCTGGTGGAGTAAACGTAGTTAATAATAATGCTCCAAATATTGCACCTGTTATGATGCAACAAGGCGGAAGTGATGTTACTCAGGTGAGTTATAATGCTGGCAGTGGCGGCGGAGATGGAACATCGTTAAGAGTATACGGGCTGACTGGCGCAATCGCATAAAAAAACGGAGATAATAAATTATCCCCGTTCCTATGTTCGTTATCAACTTATGCTATAGAGCTTACGCATAATATCATTACTCCAAGGGTAATAACTGTTAATGCTGTTTGAGCTACCATATCACAAAAGTGGCCGTCACATTCCTTAATATAGGAAATTACTCTGTTCATTTGGCTTGGCCCTCCTTAAGGCCGGCTATTCGTTTAAAAGCGTTCTCTTACCAGATTTACTTTTTTTGCCGATGTCAATTTTACGAGGTTTCTTCTCTTCAGGTATCACGTTCTCTAGTTCAATGGCCAAGATCCCGTTAACTAGATCGGCTCCATTAACCACAATAGTGTCTGAAAGAGTAAATGAGCGTCTGAAGGCTCTAGCAGAGATTCCTTTATGTAGGTATTCACCTTCATCTTTAGAATCTTTTTCTGCGAAGACGTTTAGTACGCCTTCTTTAAGTTCCACCTCTATTTCGTTCTCATCAAAGCCAGCTACAGCAATTTCAATGGTGTATCTGTCGTCGTCTAACTTTACAATGTTGTATGGAGGGTAATTCGTTTGACCTGGAGTCGAGTTCTGCATTCTATTTAGAACTCTATCAAATCCAATAAAAAATGGATCGCTAAGCAAGTCTGTTGTCATTCTTCGTGTATTAGTCATTTTGCTATCTCCTTTAAATTAAGCAAGATTTATATTTGGTCGATTAAATCCGACCGGTTTAACATGTAAGAACCCGATAATTCAGCATTCTTACACATTTATTTATATACAAAAATTGTATATTCTTAAAAAAAGTTATTACTTTTTGTAATAACCTTTATTCATCTGTTGAACCAAAGCCACCGTCACGGTCAGTTTTGATTCCTGGTTTATCTGTTGTCTCTACTATTTTAGTACGAAGAGTTTTTTCGATTAAACATTGAGCAATACGTTCGCCATGCTCGATTAGAGCCATGCTGTCTGAAATGTTTTCCAGCATCATGAAAGATTCTTCTACATAATCAGAATCGATTATACCAACTCCATTTACCATTGTCAACCCTTTCTTTAGAGCTTGACTGGAGCGAATATACATTTTCATTACATGCTTTTCTGGAATATCGAAGATAAGACCGGTTGGTACTAATACTCGAATTCCTGGAGGTAGTTGAAATGAGTCTGGATTTCCACCAACACCCTTAACTACAATTTGCATTTCTTTGTTAAATGCGTTATATGATCTTAAACGCTGACCACGAGTAATACATGCTTTAATATCGAAACAAGCTGATCCAGCTGTTGCGTATTCAGGCACGGATGCCCGATCATTCACCTTATAAACATTCATAATTTACTTTTTCCCAATATTATATTTAGCTTCAAGTGTCCAATTTGATTTTTCTTTGTGTGATAAAATTTTGATTTGATTAAGAGGAGCAGCAAGTTCGCCTGTTGCATCTTCATGCACAATAGAACATAACTCCCATTCTTCCAGAAGTTTAACAATCGTATTACGTCTTGCTTTATCTTCTTCTGTAAATGTATTCTTTTTTCCGTCGAGTATAAACAATTCCTTGAAATGTAGAATTGCGTATCTTCCCTGCTTATGCAAAATGTGGCATGTTTGATATAACTTCTTTTCTTTACGAGAAGAAATGCCAATTCGAGTTAAAGTCTCTTTAACTTTTAAAAAACTATCTGGGGAAGGAAGCGAAACTTCTATACCGACACCTTTGAAAATGTCTTCTGTTTCCATAACGTACAGCACCTTATTTTAAATTATTTTTTGTTGTTATCACGATGCGTCAAATGTTGCATCCAATATATTTATTCTATTTTGAACTTCCACCTATTGTGAGTTTGTTCTTAACAGATTTCATATCATCTTGCGATAACGCCTTATAATATAATTTAGCAACTGTACGATTGCAATTATAAACTTGTTGAATAGCATCAAGATCTGTACTTTTATCAGCCTTTGGCCATTTTGAGAAACGTTTACGTTTACGTAAAGCACCTCGATAATAATCAAATTGAGCTGCATGAAACAGATGATGTCGCATATTCATTTCATTAGCATGAAGGATAGTATCTTCAAAGTTAGTAAATCCACGATTAACTACATACGGAGTATATTGCTTTTCGATCTGATCAGGTGTATCATGATTTTTAATGAGATCTTCCTTAGAGAAAGATACTGCATTCATAAAATCAAAGGGGTTGTAATCTTTAGCCATCTTTAAATTCTCCAAATACCTCGGGTGCTAACTTCTGAGCTTCTTCCATATAGTATTCACCAGGATAGTGTTTTAAGCAACGACCTGCTTCAAGTCTTATTGCTTTAGGAATGCGAGGTGTTTTCTTAGGATCTAATAGATTATATAAAAAAATGCGTGCATTGTCAATAGCCCATTTGCGTTCACATGGCATTGTCATTTCTTGCCTCCTCAATAGCTTTAAGAACTTCATTAACTTCATCAGCACATGCTTGACATGATTTAAGAGTATGTAGTCCTTCAGCAGTATTAAACTTTACATTAAACGCGATCTCAGGATCAACGTCCACTCCACAATTAAAACATTGGACAGTCTTTTTTACTTTCTTGATAGTCCAACCGAACATTAATCTTGATCCTCGATACGATTTCCGTAGTAGTCATGAGTACCTGCTCGCCAGTTTTTCTTTCTTTCGTCGAGTATTAATGTAGAAACCCACAGAACTTTACAGCCAAAATAAATTATAGCGACTGCAATTGCACCTGTAAACACGTTATAAAATAAATCTAAAATCATAATAAAATATCCACGGCTTTACCGTTTTCCTCAATGTTATATTGCTCCAACTTTCCACTAGAATTGTAAGTAATATATTCAGTTTTTTCTACTGTTTCAACACCATTTCTTTCAACGTGCTTTACAACAGTTCGAATAACTTGATCATTAACTACTTTTGTAGTTGTATAGTTACTTAATACTACTGGACTAACTGGACCTATTTCACTCATTTGTATTCAGATTCCAACATTACTTCAGTAAGGAATGCAACCATATTAACTTCAAGATCAGCTACAAAGTTTGCTTTGTACATATAATCAGCAAGAGTAACTACGAATCCAGGCATTGATTTCAATTCAACTTTATCAGTTGCCATGTCATAGATACGTCTGAACATTTCATTCATATCCTGATCAGAGTTTGATGCAACCCATTTACGCATACCTGTAAAGTTTTTTGTTTTAAGAAGTTTAAACATCTCATCCATAGATTCTTGTTTGAGATTAACAAAGATACCTTCATCAATACGACCAGAGGAAGCATATGTTTGAAGTTCAGTTAATACCCTACGGAAATCAGGAAAGTGACGTTCAATAACTTTAGCAAGAACTGGTTTATCGTATTCAACACCTTGATCATCAAGTATAGCATTTACGCGCTTGAAGAATTGCATTGCCATTTTAGGACGTTGTGATGTCTCAATAGTAAAATCTACTTCAGACAAACGAGACCTAAGTGGTTCAATGATACGATTTTTAAAGTTACATGTAAAGATAAACCCGCAATTGGAAGAGTATTCTTCAATAAAGTTACGTAAGGCGGGTTGTACTGATGTAGCGTTTAGATAATCAGCTTCATCAAAGATTACGTACTTACGTCCACCAGTAAGAGATACTGAGGATGCATATGTAGATATTTCATACCGAAGAGTATCGATATTCACGTTAAGGGAACCATTCTTTACAATGTAATCACAACCTAGCTCTTCGAGCATTGCTTTAGCGATAGTAGTTTTACCAACGCCTGGACCACCAGTAAGTAGCAGGTTAGGAATGCTTTCGTCTTCTACAAACTTTTTGAAAGCAGCCTTGGTTTTTTCAGGAAGGATAGTGTCGTCAATTTTTTGAGGTCGATACTTTTCAACCCACAACACTTCATTTGCCTTTGATTCAATAGCCATATAGTTTCACCAATCATAATATAAAAATAAAATAAGGGTTTGTTTATCAACGAGAGCCCTTGGTCGTTCATAAGGCTTTTACGCTGAAACTTTATCAGCAAGCGGAGCTTCCGCTGGTACATCAGCCGGAGCTGCGTCTGCAGGCATTTCACCCTGTGGAGCTTCACCTTCAGGCGCGTTTTGACGCAAGAAGACTTCAAGCTTATTACGTAGCATACCTACGCCAGCCATTTCATTACCTTCAATACCACCTCTACGTGATACAACATCAATTAGCTGTACTACGGTTGCAATATCTTGCAAAGAGATTTGTACTGGTTCTTGTTGCTCTTGACCCTGAGCTTGCGGGTTTTGTTGTTCACTCATATTCATTTATCCTTTTTTATAAGTCGACTTAGTATCAATTGCCACAAAATATGTGACACCTTCGCCTTTAAACTCAGAGATACCCTTTGCGCAAAGCGTAACTTTATAGTCCTGAGGTAAAAGCTTGAGATTATCAGTTTTCACAATAATCTTAAATTCATCAGAAGTTGTGCCAATTTCAACACCATAATCATCAGAATTTTCATTGTTGCCGTCAATAGCTTTCAGGTAAATTTTACCTTCTTGGCCAACAAAAGCAACTTCGCTAAATTGAAGAACACCAGCAGCTTTAATTACTGACTGAAGATCTTCCCACGATACATTCACTTCAACATCTGCAGAGGGAAGAGTAATATCTTTCTCTGGAGCAGCATGAATCATTGAGATGTCGGCATAAACATACTTAGTACGTTGTTTGCCCGCGGTAATCATGAAGTATTTATCATGAAACTCTACTTCTGGATCTTTGTAAAGACCTAGAATAGATAAGAACCGAGATAGATCATATACACATGCTTGTGATGGGATCTGATCTGGGATTGTAGCAGTTGCTACAAGTGTTTTTTCCGGTGTTACTGTCTTAAGAACATTGCCTTCCTTCATTAGGATAGACTTGTTGATGCTCGAAAAACTCTTAAGAATCGTAAGAGTACGTTCACTAAATTTCATTATATAAAGCTCCTAGTTTGTTTATTTATTAATAGTACCATAGTATCTGCGTATTGTCAACTGTTATTTTCATTTTTTCTTGTAAGACTTTTTGCTGCTTGATTTATCGGCAGTAAGCGATGTACCAAGCTGCCCCATGTGGCCAAGAGATCCTTTAAAGATATATGTACCAACATGTTGTAATTGCATCCAAGGACACATCCAAACTCTTAGACCAGCTTGTCGTGCTTTCTTACAAAAGAAGTAATCTTCTGATAGATAGCGTTTAGTTTCTGGATCAATAATACAATCAAAGAATGCTGTAATCATTCGACTTCCGTCAAAATTATCAGTACGAGCATGATCTGGTTTGTATTCAAGTTCAGGGTAAGCTGCAGCAAACTTAGTAAATGTTTCACGTGCTATAAGCATAAAGCCTGTACCACCTTCTCCAATCTCCATTGGTTCATTCATCTTAAATGAATTTTGCTTTTTAACTGGATTAAAGACATAATCTGCAGCATAGTTTTCTAATTCAAATGGGTTTTCTTTACCAAAGCCGGCATCTGCAGCTTTGTTAATCTTTTCCCAAGCAATAGTTTTCTTAGGATAAGGACCTGTAACAATATTATATTCTTCTGGATCTTTTAAGTTAACTGCCATTAGACCTAATACGTCACGTGGATTAAAACCAATGTCGGCATCTATAAACAATAAATGAGTACAATCAGATCTTAGAAACTCGTCAACGATATAGTTACGTGCCCTCTGAACCAAGCTCTCATTAAATAGGTAATAGAAATGAATACCAATACCATTAGTAGCGCACATCGTAGCAAGATCTGTAGATGCTTTGGTATATGTACCAGCACATTGAGCGCCATACATAGGTGTACCTACAAAGATTTTTTGTTTTCGTAATTCTTCAATACTTACTTCTATTTTCATATTTCAATTTGCTCCAAATCTGCTTCAGCTCTTACGATAGCTTGTAACCTCAGAATATCTGCAGCAACATCATGTTTACTATCATGTGCTTTAAAATTGTATTCCCATTTTGCAATGTCGGATACAGGAATAAATCCGTTCTTTCCACCCGGTACATTAAAATCAAACTTAGCATCGATATATGTACGAGTATCTCTTACTGCCCAATACTTAAGGTAATCATTTAGCAATGAACTCTTATCAGCATTTTGAGCAATACGTTCTAGTATTACTGGATCAAAAGTATTTGATCTTGACCACCAATGACTAATTGGTCCTTCAGCTCTTAAGTAATTGATAAACTTTTCCATAAACTGTACAGGATTAAGATCAAGGTCTGGGTTTGGCTTCATATTTGTACGAAGCGCTGGTGGCTGATCTAACCACCATTGAAGATCACGTTCATTGTATTTACAACCGTGATTAACCATTTGATCTTTAATATCAAATTTATCTTGAGTCACGCCGAGAACAAGTTCTTTAAAAGAATAAGGTTGCTCGATAAATCGTTCCCATTCAAACGTAGTATAGGAACAATCAATAGCAGGTACAACTGCAGCATGTTGACCTATAGTCTCAAAATCTATAATAAAGTGTTTCATATTATTCCTTCAACGTTAGATTATATTATAACTTATATGTGTACAAATGTCAACTATTAAATGAAAGCTTCTAAAGTTGCTTCTTCTTTGTTCCACAGTTCATGTTTTTGATTGATATTAGATTGGAATAAGAAATCTGTATCAGCCCAAGGACGATCATTGTTAAATACTGCTTTAATTTCTTCACACATATCAGAAGCTGTTTGATAAGGTACGTTCTGACAAATATGATTAACTGATTTCTTAGGATCTAATAATTCGAAATCAGAAGGTAAACCCATAATAGTCATTGCTTCACGATAATTAATATATCGATCTTCGTATGGATGCGTGAGAACAGTTGGATAATGGCCAACAAAAGCTCCAATGTAATCCTTTGGAACAATAGTACCACGTCTCATAATATTACCACCAGATGCAAGCTTTTCATATTTACGTTCGCATTTTGGAACTTCACGCTCATATCCTTCTTTATCCATCCATTTACCAACTACATTATAGTCGTGACCAGCCTTTTCGATCATAGATTCTACATCATTGCCACGTACATTTTCTGTATTAAGGCTATCGTAATATTCACGATGAGTCATACCATTATTAACTTCTTCAAGCAAATAACGATAATAAGGATCGTCTTGACTTGGAATCTTTTCATTGATTGGTTCTACTTGGAAGTTTGATTTTACACCAGCAATAATGTCTTCGATCTTCTTATGAGGACGATTATAATATGTAAGTAGTGGAGTACGATCGCCAAAACGTTCTTTCTTCCAAAAGAAGTAAAATGTACGCTTACGAAATTGTGGTACACCGTGTTTGATATTCTTTGTAAGATATAGACTCATTGAATATCCGTTTTCTTCGCCAATCTGTCTAAGCTTTTTCAGCATAAACTCGCCAATCTTACCAACTAATGCAGGAGCATTTTCTCCCCAGAATACGTTTGGCTTTACTTCGCCTAAAACATATCGAGCAGTTTTTTCCATCCATTGATTGTTTTGATTTTCTTCACCAGGCTTAGAATGATATTGACTGAGACCAGCACAAGGACAAACACTAGACATTACATCAATCTTTTCACCAAGTGGAGCAGAACCACCTTTATCAAGTACATGATAAGGAACTTCGTAATCCCAATAGTTAAGTAAATGTTTTTCGTTGTCTTTAAAAACATCGTATGATAAGATATATTCTGGTCTAGAACCAAATACGTCGGTTGAAGCTAATGCCTCACCACCGATAAGTGGAATGATTGTCGCGTGTTTCATGCAAAAAAGTCCTCTAAGCTTGTTTTCTTAATATTATTGTATTCCAATCCTTGCCAATAAGGATAGTATTCACGTGATAGATGGACAGATTTTGGTTTTTCCATAGCTTTAAAATCAAGCTCTCCAAGTTCATTATAATAGCTTGGTGTAAGCCATTCGCGAAATTCAATACCTGTACCTTGAACCTTTTGCATTGCGTACTCTTTAAAATAGAGTCTTGCATCATTTCTTTCAGCCCAAGAACCATAAAACTTCTCACCCATATACCAACCGCTTTTTGGCAGATTACGTCTTTCGTTTTCGATGGGGAGTAGTTCATAAATCACTTTACTTTCCATATCCAAAGCGCCGACTTGTTCTATATAACGATCAACAATATCTCGTATTGCTTGTTTAGTATCGTCTTGTCGGCATAAATGATGTCGAATATCGATGTTACCAAAGTAGCACTCGATATGTTTAACATTATCTTTATTTATGAATTTTTCAAGACCCATCTCTAAAGCGCCATATAGAGTTTTAAATGGTACTGAATTAACATTACATCCTTCACGGTACATACAAATCGCATGACTATCGCCAATACAAAGCTTATCCCAAGTAGGATGTTGTGGTTTAAGTGTAATTGCTCTTTCCTGCATTTTACGTAAATTATCAATATCTACCTGAAGAAACTCTGGTACCATAGTATCAAGCGTTCCATCTTTACGCTTATGACCATTGAATTTGTTTTCAAGCATCGTAGCATAATCAGGCATATCCATTTCTAAAGAATATACTTCTCCTTTAAAACGTGATATGTTTCGAATATTATATGCATGTGGAAAGTTACGTGTACCACCAAAGAAGTTAAGATCTGTAGATTCTGCTTTACGATCGTTACCGTGATAGATATAAAGTCTATCGTATTCATTAAAGTCTTCAGTTTTGTTTGCTTCTTTAGCACCCTCACCCTGTACAGATGGGCGCGATAAGCTAGCATGGATATTATCTGTATGATAATGTTTTAATAAGTCGGCATAGATTATTCCTTGAGCTGCTCTGTGGCTGCTTGTCTGAAACGACATTGGAATAAAAGGAGCTGCAATAACTGATTTCATAATATTTACCTTATATAAAAAATTCTTCAAGAGAGGGTTGTGGTTTTAAGTTCATCTCAGCTATATTTAGCATTTTTTCAATGTCCTTATCTCCTGCACGTGTAACTACTCGTCTATCGCATGCTTTACGATCGTTACGTAGTTTACAGAAGATACCGTATTGACACATTCCAACTTCAGAACCATAAGTCATCATTTCAGTTTGGTCTTTTTGCAGCATTTTATCGCCTTTATAATCTAAGACGTTATGAGCTGATTCATGTATTTTAATTTTATCAAATCCAAAGAAGTTTTGATTGTGTCTAAACCATACAACCAAATCACCAGAGTTAATTACGCTGTTTGGCGCATCTGGAAAGAGTAGTCGTAAAGTGTATTGGGCTCCCGGTCCTGGCTTGACAAAGTTATCATCATTTGTCCATTTGAGGCCAGGGTTAACAGAGTTCGAAGTAGAACAGTGAAATCCATAATAGTTTCCTATGCCCTCGTGCGAAGTAAGCTCTTTGAATGCATCACTAATAGTTTCGCAATTCATTAAGCGTTCAAACATACCGTCTTCACCAAGACCGGCAACCCAATCCATCACGTTACCAGGATGTTTAGCATTAGTACCTTCTTCTAAATCATCACCAAACCGTTCGCGTTGGTACTTGTTTGCTGCACCCCATAGAGAAGTACGCAATTCTGTAGAACCGTATATAGCGAGTCCAGCAGGTCTTGCAAGAGTCAAGTTATATCGAATTCGTTCTCTTTCACCAGAGGTAAAATAGTTTTCAAAATCGACATGTGCTTTTTTAACATCATTAGTACGTGTACAAATTTGGTGAATACCACGAGCTCCATAAAAGTGAGAGATAATAGTATTACCAATTTTGTTATACATCGAGAGATCATCATCAGATAATCCCACGATGTTTTCTGCTATATAAACCATACGATCATCATATGTAATCATAGGGTGGAAATACTCTGTATCAGGATTAAGAGCATATTCCTCAAATTCATACGACTCGGCAAGTCCTTTTTGCCATTCAGCTCTGAGGTTAACTTGTTCTACAAAATATTTGAAGTCTCTAAACTTTTCAACGTCGCACATAGAAAAATACTTATCCAAAGGATAATCTGCGTGCATTGACTGAAAGCCATCAGCTTCGTCAAATTTTGTTCCGGTCGCATCAATCATTTATCACCTATTAGTATGATGGAATAGTTTGATTATAAACTACATTTTCGTGAGTGTCAACACCTTTATCAACTAAATCATGCTTAAGGTGTACGACGTTTATATGTGGCATCATTTGTTCAATCGCCTCGATTTGAATTGGATCATCTTCAAAGTGACATCCAATTCGATATCCCATTTGCTCTAAGTAGAACAAAGTCATACCTTTATGTAAACCTGACTGCCTACGATCATTAAAATCTCCAGGCTTATTGTTCATATAAAGAGGATTAGTGATGCCCCTCGAAAGGAGCATCGATTCAGTTTCTGCGCGATCATCTTTAGATCTACCAGTAATGATAATATCATCAGGGCCAGGGTTTACACCAGTAAACTTATCACCCATAAAGATTACACCATCAATATCGTAAGAATTAATTAATTTTGATGGTGGTTTATCATGTTCAGCAAATGCGTTTCTTTTACTCATAATCAGTCTTTCCGTCCTGGTAAGTATATGGTAGTTCTTTTGCCTTAGGCTTAGCTGATGCAAGTTGTGGTCTTGTCATACTTGTAAGTTCTCTACGAGCTAATGCATCACATTCAAACTTTGCGTCAGCCGTTGTAAGCTGTACCGGTGGAGTTTTCTGTGTATAAGCACTTGGTCCACGAAGAATACCAACAATATCCATTTCAGACGCCACTCGACAGAATCGAATTGCTGAAATAACCACACCACCAGAGTTTGGTGAGTCTTGGCAAGATAGTCTAGCTTGTAATGTATAACGAGCTCCACCAAATCCGAATGCTACAATATCGAGATCTGCAATCTTATTATCAGATCCAACATAGTCACCACCTGGTTTTTGTAGAACAGTTAATGATGGACCGGCATACAATGTATCACCAGCATAATTAACTCCACGAACAGTATTCTGTCCTTTCAAAACATTCTCTTTTGAGATATGCTTATTGTGTAGACGTTCTTTTTCAGCCATATTAATAAAGTCTGTATTTGATGTAACACCGTTACGAATATGTTCGCGACCTTGAGTTGCACCACCAATACGATTTGTTTGAGTGTGATAAGTTACATGCAAACCACCATCAATCATTGCGCCTTGTAAAACTTCAGACAATCTTGAAGCACCCCAAGCTGAACGCATATCTGAACCAACGAAGGTAAGACCTGCATTGATAAACTTTTGTTCAATTTGTTGTGTTTCTTTAGTTTCAATCAGTGTTGGAATACAGTTAACAAAGTGTACTCCTGCTTTTAAAGCTACATCGAGATAAAAACGCGTTGCCTTTTCAGAACCAACTGGTAAGTAGTTAACAAGAACTTCTGTACCTGTATCCTTAATAAGCTGTACGATATCATCAAATGATTTAGCTTCTTCTGCACCTGTTCTAAATGAAACTTCTTCAGGGTAGTAATCCATCCATTCTGCAACACCGTCAAGGGTTGGACTTGAATAAACCATTGCACCAGGAGTAACACAACCTGGAGTATTATTACCAGACTCGAGCAATTCTTCAACGTGATTCATAGCACAGTTTGGTCTAGCACGTAGCGCTTCGATGAGTGGGCGATTTACTTTACGTCTATCGACATCAAAGCCAATTACGAATTCAACATCACTTGAACTATATCCTCCAATATCTGGATACATAAGTCCTACATGATCGTTGGGATTTTCATTATAGTACTGAATACCTTCAACAAGGGATTGAGCACAATTACCGACGCCGATGACGCCTACTTTAATTTTTGACATATTAGTCTCCTTTATATCAGTTTATTAACGTGAGTTTTTTGACTGGATCAGAGTAGCTCACTATTATATACTTTGTGTATAGATATACTATAACACGGTTTTCAAAAAATGTCAACAAAAAACTTTAATGTTTTCCGGACGATTGTATTTATGAAACTTTTTCGATGTGTGTTTCAAATTTATGTGGAATATTTTCCCACTCATAAGCATCTTCTTTAGGTGCTTTTTCTTCATCAATGTTCGGCCATATCTGACTATATTTAGCATTTCTTTCCATCCAAATGATTCTTTCTGGTTCTGGTAAATCAACGTCTGCTACAATAGCATCAACAGGACATTCAGGTACGCAGACTCCACAATCGATACATTCATCTGGATTGATTACTAACATATCATCTCCTTCGTAGAAACAATCTACAGGACAAACTGATACGCATGTGGTGTGTTTACATTTAACACAGTTGTCAGTTACAAGATACGACATAATTACATACCGAGTACTGTAACTTTAACACCACTTTCTTTGAACATTGGTAAACTTTTTTCTTCCCATACCTTTTGCCATTCGCCTTTGTCGGTCTTATCAGTTGGTATAACAACATGTTTAACACCAGCTTGTATTACACATTTAGCGCAATCAGGACAAATAGGTAATCCATACACATACATAGTTGCACCTTTAAGGCTTACGCCTGAGTACAACGCATTCATAAGTGCATTCATTTCAGCATGGATAACTAATTGATGCTTTTCAGGACGATTGGCTAAACGTTCAGGAGTATCTTCAATACCCTTTGGAAAGCCATTGTAACCTGTAGCAAGAATACGACGTTCATCATTAACAGCAACTGCACCAATTTTACTTGATGGATCTTTGCTCCAGTCGGCTATAAGCAAAGCCATATCCATAAAACGATTATGCCATTTTTGATCTCTGTCGTACTCGTAACGATCTGCTTCTCTCATTCTTCTTCCCATATAATTGTGGTACGATTCGTATTCTTCGATTTGTTGATCAAGAACATATGCGCCCATTTTACTCATTTTAATCTACCAAGTTGAAGTGACGGTCATAGACGTGTAAGTTCATTACTTGCCAGATAAGATCGCCTTTAGTAATAGTTTGAATAGGATCAGGCACAGTTGTACTTACGTTAAATTCATTAGCAGCATTATTCCATTCAGTAACAAACTTATCCATAAGATATTGAGCCCACGCATAATCATTTTTGTAGCCAAAGACTACATCGTTTGATCGCATTTGAGATACCATATGTAACTTATTGTCACGAATATAGAACGTTTGAGCATTAGTACAGATAAAATCTGACTTGCCGTTTTCGTTGAATTCAACCCATATGCTTGGACGATTGTAAACCATTTGAGCGCGACGGCTATCAGGATTACGCCATAGTTCAGCAAAGGCTTTATTAAATTGATTGAAATACTTATCGGAATATACGATATGGCCATAGTTTGAATTGATTTCGCCAGCATCATTTGCTGAGTATTGCCAAGCTTGTGGTGGTTCTTTTTCATCACCGTGAATATCATTAATATTCGTTGATTGGCTTTCATACCAATCTAATTCAGCTTGAATATACTTTGGAGCAGGCTTACCGAAGATTGATTCTTCGTCAGCAATAAAAGATGCACCAAGCATCTCAATAGTTTTAGCACCAGTTTTATCAGTAGTAAATCTTTCAGCAGCTAATTCGCTTTTGAAATATTCACGTACGTCACTAACTTTCATCGTCATATTGGTATCCTTCATTTGAACTTTGTTCTAGGTCTTCTACAATTCTGTAGAGTTCTTGCATTTTTTCGACATCATTTCTATTTTCAGTGTCGATCTGAATTTCAATTTTTATAATCATAAATCATTTATTGTAATCGGTTTCTTTGTTAAATCTATCATCTATGTCCTCAGTAGCCTCGCGTTGAGTCATTATAAGAATCATCAACTGAGTAAGAGCATGATGCGTGTGTGGTAGGCCAGATTCAGGATCGATATCTTCACCTGCATTCCAAGCCAAGAGATGGCGTGATAAAGACGCGTAATGACGAGACAATGGAAACTTGTTAACATCTTTACGCCAATTGTTTTCGCCATATTTGACTGCACCAAATGCAAATACTTCGGCTGCAGCAATAATAGCTTCAGACGGTACAAGATTAATTGGTGGTTTGCCAGTATCAAATTTCATAGTATATCCTTCTTAGTAAACATTTTCATTATAGACGGCGTATTCATCACCTTTGTGGTTGTAGAAAAACTTAATTTTGTTTTGACCGTACTGATCGACAAGCCAATTGTTTTCGAACTCTGGATTGCATTTTTTAAGGTTTTCACGAATAGTATTAAAAGGTGCAACACATCTCCAACGTACATCATAAGTATTTTCTGATAGTTTATTATAACATCCAAACACTACAATGTCAACACAATTTGGATATAATTTTCTATTACGCGCTAGCTTTTGTCCCATATAGTTTGAGATGGTAAGCCATTTAGTTACGTGACGTTTATGTGTTGGATCAGCAGAGTTCTTTACTTCGCATCTAAAGCCTTTCCAATCAACATCCCAGTTATGAGATGATGGAACAGTATGATCGAACTCAGCAGGATTCATTACACCACCTTGTCGAACTAAAGCAAATTCAAGAATAACACCTGCTTTTGTATGAGCATAAACGGTATCGTAATCACGTCCTCGTCTACGTACATCGCAAGAGTACATTTCTTTAGCCATTGTTTCTATATGAGAAAGCTCATCCTTGTTTAATTCAAGAATGAGCGGTTCAGGGAGGTAGTATTTTTTAGGCATCGCGAAAATGCTTCTTCCAAGACGATCCTATGATGCCAAGACCAGTACCAGACATATAGACTTGCCACATAATGCGAGACACTTCACCGGAGTTTGGAGCCTTTGCAATATCGTTTTTAAGACGATTAAGAACAAGTGGTTTAGTCTTTGGACTAATCATTTTAACTGCCGCTGTACGAGCGTCGTCTAACGGCATCTTATCAAGATTTTGAAGAGTTTCAATTTCCATTTTAAGACCTATCGTAAACGTATACGTCAGCGTGAGTAGCGTATTTTAAAGGAAGGGATTGATCATAACATCTGCTACGTCCATTGTAATCTGCTCTTGAATGAGCAGCTCTTGGACCACGACCTTGAAGTTTTACGCGCTTTTTCTTATCGAAAGGGAATGCGGTATTATTCAGCTTTACAACCGTTTTAATTCCATCGAGAACGGCTTGATCTTCTGGAGCGACTTGTCCATCAATCATTTTAATAGTTGCGTAGTAAGCGGTAGATCTTTCAGAGTATTTCATAGTATAGTTCCTTATCAATTTATATAACCATTATACATCATTTAAAAGGAAATGTCAACGGTTTATTTCACTTTTTTTAAACTTTTTTTCTGCTATCAAGGAAATCGTATGCAGTATCGAATGATTGCATATCGTCAGTAAGACCAAGTTTTTCATTGATCATATCGATAAACACTGAGTGAGCTTCTTCGAACGGAGAATAAGAGTTACTACTTAAGTTATCAAGAGATACTAAGTCGACACAATTTTCACCGTCAACTTTAGCCCACATCCAAGTGTTTTTATAGAAGCCCTCAGGATCTTCATACAGTTCATTGACAAGAACATAACCTTTATATAGGTATGCCTCATCAAATGAACTAATTCTATTCACTACAGCCATTATGCAAATTCCTTGAATTTTGCTACATCAAGGATTTTTTCGACGAGCTCTTTCCCGTAAGGAGTAAAGAGAATACCACGTCTCCATACAAAGCTTTCGACACACTGACCAGAATAGAAGTCTTCGTTCTGAGTTATCCAACGCAAAGCATCAGTCTCAGTTTTAGCGCCAAGATCGATCGCATTTTGGATTTCAGCTTTCATAGCCGCAACGTCTTCTTTTTCTTGACGTCGAGACTCTTGGAGTTGTTCTTCCATTTCAGCATCCATACGATCGAGCGCTTTTTCAAGAGCTTCAGGAGAGAGACCTAGGTAGTAATCCCAGGTTGAACCACGCGGACGAAATCCGTTTATATCTTTAAAGAAATCAGAAAAGCACATATCTTGTAGTTCAGCATTGCGCTCTACGGTGTTAGCTTCTGTGTTAATTCGATTACTCATTGATTAATCCTCTTATTGAGTTCCAAGTTGCATGAATTCTTCGGCTTCTTCTACAGAAACTCCAGAAAGTTTAAGTACTTCATTAAGATTGCGTGGACCAAAGGTTGATCCAAAACGAGTTAAGGCATCGCCAAAAGAACTCATTCGATTTGATCTTGCGATCTCCTCATCTTTCAAACCTTTCATTGGCATATTAACAGAGATGTCCATTAATTTACGGCCAATGCTAGCCACTTTGATTTCTGTAGGAGTTGGATCGTAAGCTGATTTCATAATTTAACCTTTTGTTGTTTTGATAAGACTATTATATCATAGTCAGACGGTAATGTCAACAAGTTTTTTCACTTATTTTTAAAAAAATTATCTGCATAGCGCATTTCTTCACGCCATACCTTAACTGCTTCAAGAACATTGTTCGGCTGAGCCATCGGAGACTCATCAGCAAATTTGATTACTTCAGCAATAGTCATTCCAAGGAATTCACTTTGCTTCTTAAGAATTGTGGTTGCACCTTTAATTTGCATCTTATAACTCCTCTATTGAGATACGGTAAGCTTTACCATTGGCATCTGTAACATCAATGGTTTTCTTAGTGGATAACATGTAACCCTCTGTAGGGTGCAGATCGTACATAGTACCACCTACTAAACCATTGATTACAGGAAACTCTTTAGTCTCCGGCTTAATAGTTACCAGAGCGTTTCTGATGAATGACGCGAATGCGTCGCAATATGCTAAGTTCATTACGCTGCCTCCTTTAAGTTACCAAACATTTTGAAACCAACCGAAGCTACAACAACCATTTCACCGGTTTCGTCAATGATTACGTCAGCCACTGAGATCGAATGCATTTTTGAAAGCCTTTCGATATTCTCTTCTGGACCGATATTACCAGTCTCAAAGACTTGGTTAAGGTTCTCAGCTGTGATATTACAAACGTGAGTATAGTAACCTTTATCCCAAGCATCTGATGCTTGATCTGCAATCTTCTCTCCTCTAAAGTCCATTGACATATCCATTTTAGCGATATGTGATGGTACAGCGTGGTGACCTTCTGCATTGATTAGATCAACTTGAGCATCTGAGAGTTGAATTTGGTAGATTGCGTATTTCATATTTGATTCCTTTATTAATTTATATGTATATTATACATCATCTTAAAGCAAATGTCAACAATTAATTCACTTTAAAAGCAAATTAAATTAGTAACGAAATCAATGGCTTGTGATTTATTTTAATTTTTTTATTGGTTTTGTGTGTGGAGACCACGGAGTATAGTGGCCAGAGATGCTATTTCTATAGCTCTCGTCACGTTTCATAAGATGTAGGGTTAATCCTATCTTACTTCCTGCGAATCCTGTCGGTGCATGAAGCACTGAAGTGTCTTGTACAATGGCATTACAATGTTGCCATAATAATATTGCTTCAATAGAAAGACCATCATATACAGACAAAGGTATATGTTTAGGCATAAGCATTTCGAGTCTATCTTGATCTGGATTTGTTTCATCTATATTTTCTACACCATAGTCTTTATACGACTGTATTTTGACTATATTATGATAGTTGGCATATGAGGTTATATCTCTTCCATTCATAAACATAGTGGCATGTCCACGATACCTTTGGTTGAATGTAACATATGTTCCTGGGCCATCTATAAGCAATGGTATGATAATATCCTTATATGGTCTGTATCCATCAAGGTGAGTTACTGAGTCGGTGTGTAATCCATACGGTTGTATAGCTTTAAACATTTGATCTCCAACACTCATAGGATCATTACCAGCTATATCTGAATAGAATACTATATCATCTCCAAAATGTTCATAGATTTTTGGCCTTACAATATCAGATATTTCTTTAATAAGCATTGGATATGGAATACGGTAAATATGATCGTTTATGATCTCACCTATCGTATCAAATCTATAGTTCCAAACTTCAAGCAGTTCTAATCGTTCTTTATCTGTTATAAAGTCTGGAATACAATATGACGACTCGTATTGATCTTGAAACAATGTTGTATTTGGATTATGAATAATATCCATATTTCGAAGTTTACGATCGGCAAATGGTCTATCTGTCCTGTAATATGGCATTAGGTATTACCCTCATTATTTGCTCGTATGATTCACGCATTACAAATTTTAATTGTAAACGTTCATAAGGTACTGGATCCACCCAGTGTCTTATATATCCGTTATTTATTATCATTGCTTCATATGGAACATTACCCACGCCTTCGATTCCTATTTCAGGTGTTTGATCCATTAGATTAATTTGTATTGATGTTACATTATCTTCATCAAAATGAATTGGAAGATTAGAGTTTGGTTTAAGCCAATAGAAACGAGGCTTATTCTGAAATATATGAATACCAAGCATGTGTTCTACTTCAGATATTGCGTCATCTTCTCCTTGAGGTGGATATGTTTGGAACCATTTATCTTCTTGATCGAATTGTTTCCATTGGTAATACCTACCAGAGCTTCTCCACTTTTCAGCTATTTTTCTAAAGCGAGGTTTATCTATTTTAAAGTTAAGGTGTTTTAAATTCATATTCGTTCAAGCTTTCGAATAATGCTATACAATCATCCATATTCTCTTCGAATGATATGTTTAGGCTATATCTTGTTTGAGCATTATTAAATACTGCATGTCGTTGTTGAGTATTTAAGAAAGCCGGCTTAGATGTTGATTCATTATTTTCAAATTGGCATGGCGCATACTGTTCTGATAATGGATAGGTTAATGCTATAGTTCTTTTACTGCTATCGGTATGCCAATCAATACGACTATGAGGATTCATTTTAAGAAGGTAAACGTTCTTACCAATAAAAGTAGTTTTTAAATCATAATATGAGAATCCGTCCGGTCTACCAGAAGACGTTTTATATGGAGTCCAATGATCTTCATGTAAGTTCTTTGCAACAATTAAGAAATGCGCATGCTGATGATGCGTTAAAAAGTTTGGAAGATTATAATGACTTATATTATTAAACATTTTTGCATTCCCATTAATGTTCTAGGACTAAAGATTGTATCATATACTTTACCACCAAATGTTTTTGCGGCAAAGTCATCATCGTAAAAAGACCAAAGGTATTCTTCGGGTTTAAAGTAATATACATCTGATTCTGTTATTTTGCTCCAATTAGGCATTCCTAATTTTCGATATCGACATATGTTAGTTAAAGCTTGATGATTTGTATGAGAATAGAATGTAACATATAATGTTTTACAACGTTCTTTTAATTTTTGTATAGTCTCTATTGCTTCATCTTTTTCCATATGAGTAATAACTGAAAACAGCACACCTACATCATAATCCCTATCAAGTACGAATTCTTCTGTACCATTGGGATTATACATTTTATTGTATCCATCATAATGAATCCATTCGCAGCCAGGATATTGTTCTTTGTTTTGTTCTATAATAGCTTTATTAATATCAACACCAGTATAATCGTGGTGAGACTGATACCTTACAAAGTTACCGTGATTGCAACCAAAGTCTAATACTGATTTATTTTCAAAATCAACATATTGCTCAAAGTATTTTCTTACATCATATTTAAAGTATTTTGCCATCTATCCAAGCCTGCTCCGTACTATTGAAATCAGCGCTATGATTGATTGTTAAAGCAGTTTGTGTACCGGTAATTCCAGAATTAGAATTTTTAACGTGTGAATCAATAAGGTACCATTCTCCTGCTACTGCTGTAATAGAAGATGTGATGTTATCGTCTGCATCATGTGCATGCAATACTGTACCTGCCGGATCAATCATATATAGAATTCTCCAACGTGATTCTGTTGTAAAAATTCTGTCGTTTTTAGTATTATCTGATTCTTGATATCGCAATTGAGCGTTATCTAAAATTTCTTGTAATACATTATTAGCCACTAAAGTAGCTGTTTCGTCTGTAACATTCCAAGCTGTATAATTAATAATTGAACTATCGTATTCAATTTCTAATGCATTATGAGCAGGTGATGGTAATGTTAGTGCTGGTAAATTTAATCTGTTAATCATCTTAAGTCTCCGAATTTAGTATCGTGGATGCCCATATGAAAAACTATCCTTTCCTTTGTTGGTGATTGTACACCATGCGGTTTCTTTGTGTTTAAAACTGTAAGTGAATCATATACAATTGAATCCCGATGAGCCCCGGATTCTACATATAACTCGCCTGTATTCTCTGTTACTGGTATTAATACTGAGCATTCGCTTTTTACATCAACATGTACAGGCAGCTCACCACCTTCTAATACTCTAAAAAAGTTACAACGAAACTCTCTTGGTCTAATACCAAATTCATTCCATATCTTTTTAATTAACTTTAAGAGTGGTCGATCAAAATTATGAATCTCTTGAACAAAAAACTTATTCATTTCTTTACCGCCGGTGGCATCACTTACATATTCTGAATATAATTGATTACTGTCTTGCCATTCACCGGTAAAATATGGAGTCCAAAATTCAGGATCGACTTTAAAATCTGTTACTATAAATGAATCATTGCGCCATTCTTTAAACATCTAAATCATCCTGTCCATTAACAGATATGATAATATGAGATCTTGTAGTAGTTCCTTTATTCCAAGCAGAGTGTCTCATACCTTGATTTAAAAACCAACAAGATCCAGGTTCCATTGTTTGATATACCTTTTCACCTTCTTGATTAACACAATAGAATCCACAATCATCATTTGTTGTAATAGGAATATGGAAACGAATTGAATAATCAGTATTATAATCGATATGTTCTGCAACAAACGCGCCAGGATCCATAATAGCAATCCGTGCACGGGTAACTTCACCTTTAAATTGTTTAAGGATTTCTTCTAAATAAGTACCTTTGACCCAATCTTTTACGAGATTATAATGACGTTCATCAAGCCTACTCTTAGGAATCTTTTTATCATATATGCGATCTTCTTCGGCAGGATTATATTTAGTTAAAGCAATTTGTTTATAAGGCGATCCATTAACTTCAAATTTACCTTTACCATCTTTAACAATATAATCTTCGAACGGTTTTACATAATTTCTAAAGTCCCAAGCCATACGCTTACCACCCAAGCCTTTTCTAAACTCAGATTCTTTTACATCATTATCTTGTAGGAATTGATACGCATCTTCGATTGTATCAAACTTTAAACCAAATGCTTTTTGTAGCTTTGCAGTTTTACCGCCAACTAAATCTCCATAACCATCCTTTTGTTTTAAGTCATCAGTTTCAGGTGGCATGTTTCTCACGTCTTCAATAATCTTCGCGACATCAAATTGCATATCTAATTTTAAGAATGGTGGTAATTCATAACGAGTTTTCATAATTCGGTATATCCTTTAAATTGTAAGCAACCATCTCCTTCACAGACGGGTACTCTCTTATCATGTATATGCCATTCAGTATTTGTACCTTTGGCAATTTTATTTATTAGTTCTTTAAAAACTCGAGGGTTCTTTTCTCGACTTATAAACGCTTTAGTATATCCGAGTTCTTTTGCAAACTTTAATTGTTCAGATACCATAGTAAGTATATGAGCTCGAGCTAATTCTCTTCCACCTCTTCTTAAAACATCATCTTCCCAATAACGATTTAATATTCTTACTTCACCTTCTTCATAATGTTCTTCTCTATGCCATATAGAACTAAACCCAACTATATCATCGCCATCTTGTAATATCGATATGCAATCAAAATCAAACCAAGATATAGTATCATAGTTTATATGATTATATTCAGCACCGTGTAAACGTCTTAGAATATCAGGACGATCTTCTGGTAAGAACGTAATGACTTTACAGTTTGAGTTTCTCAACATAATTCCAAAACTCTTTTTTCTTTTTGCCGTGAATTAATAAATGTAATCTATCTTTGTCTGATTCATTTTGTACTGAATGAGCATAATGTATATTTAAAACAAATGCGCCACCAGGATGATAAGGTATTTCTTCTCCGTCGTGTACAAATCTTGAACCTTCTGGATATGTAATCGATATATTAAGAGGATCAAGCCAATTATGTTCTGGTACATCGACATGTTCTGCAATATAACCACCGGCTTTAATAACTAAATATCTTACGTCATCAATACGAGCATATGGTAATGACTGTACGAATTCCATAGTTGCAGGACATTGTAAACCTATTTCAGTAACATCCTTTTTAGATTTACGACCGTATTCCCAATGACTATTTGTATTATCAGATCCTGTACCATATAAAGTCATAGCACACCAATCCTTATGGCCATCTTCTGGTCTATGAATAACTAATGATTCTTTTACTGATTCGTATTCTTTTTCTATTTTATCGCAAGGTACATCAAAATTCATCTTTACCCAACGAGTATCGCTATTTCGGTTCATGATGTTTAGTATGATTCCCTTCAAATGGCGCAAATAGATTTATCCACCATCTATTTACTGGGTTACCGTTTGAGTCGTGGCCTGTTACATTAATAAGACCAAAGAATATAAATGATGTTGGTAAAAGAAGTACAAGCCATAAAGTAATCAATGGATTAATTAATAATGTAACTGCATAGGTAGAAAATAAAACATTCCATTTATATTTGTGAAAGAACATTACTCTTGGATTCTTATATAAATCTCGTACAAACTTTCGTGGAATAGTTTTTACTCTATAAGCCGAAAAGAGTATTGAATACCATTTCATATATTTCGGACTATGAGGATCCTTTGGTGTGTCAGCATAAGCATGGTGCATACGATGCATTCCTGCCCAACCCAACGGCGATAGCGCACTAGCAACTACTCCAACATAGAGAACAAATGCCTCTAAAACGGGATGTAGGTTTATAGATTTGTGGGATACTACGCGATGAAATCCTATCGTGAATCCTAGAAAGGATACGATCCAATAGAACATATAAAAATATAATAGAGTCATAATACAAATACCTTAATCAGCGGTTACATTACTATTTATCGAAAACCAACGAGAAGTTCTTAGAAATAAAGTGTATGATTTGTCTTTTGTTTAACTGATCGGCTATTTTTGCCTTTTCACGAATATATGTAGTTGTGTCTTTAATATAAGACTCAGGATAGTTTTCGTTATGCTTAAAATGCCAATCCTCGTTTAATCTAAATGAGAACACATTATTCTTAATAACTTTATAAGAAGTGATTGTCTCATTATCATATCCAAACGATTTTCTTATTTGAGGTGGATACATTGAATACTCATCTTCTTTAAGTTCTTTCATAACAGATAATACTTTATCTATATCAGAAAAGTAATTAAGTTTATCCATTACTTTTCGACTTGCAACCATAACTCCAGTATTATAAACATCGCATACAGGATCTATTTCATCTTCAGCTAAAAGAGCATGTGTGTTCCAATATTTTGCATGTGGACTTCGGAAGTCATAACGATATGATTCAAAGTAATTTCCGGTTCTGTTTATATACAAATCTTGGGGAGTACTATAATTACAACAGAATGCCACTTCCCAAGGAACATAATCAAATATAGAAATACCTATCTTTGTAAAATAACAATCTAAATCTACGTACAATACACCGTCGTATTCTTTTGTGAGTTTATCAAGAAGCCATATTTTATATAAATTGATTACATCGTATTCTGATAAATCAGGAAACCTTTTGTAAAACTCTTCATATTGTTCATCTCTACCATAATGAATATATGTTGCATTTATAGCATCTGCCTGTTGTTTATGATTATCAATTAACGCGTCTTTATATTTTGCTAGTTGATCTTTAACATGCTTAGACTTAGATACTGTCGCATTAAAATGGCCTCGTGGATTATCGAGTTTATCGTCAGGTATATCAACATGTATAGAAAACATTGCATAAGTTTTATCTTTAAA